CATATTTTTCAATATCATTTGATGTTATGGTCACATTATCAACTCCACCATCAGGAGTCACCTTTGTGAATACACCACTAAAAATATCAGATTGACTTTTTGCGAATTTTACCGTATTCGCATCTATTCTTTTTACATAGTATATCCCTTCAGCAAATAATCTACTAATAATATATTCTTGAGATATAGTTTCACCTTCAGAGTTTACTGTATTTACTCTTCCTTTTTGAGGTGTATAATATACAGCATCTCCCGTAAAATAATTATGATCAACTTGATCTGATATTTTTATTTCTTCATCACCTTTATTATAAGTTCCACGAAAAGTAAATTTTTGAGTTTTTGGATTTAATTTAGTTACACCTGTAAATGGTAATGATGATGACGCTACTAAAACTTTGTTTTGTCCTTCAATAGGAGTAATCGTATCATGAAATCCAGAAATATGTCTCTCTCCAACCATTTGCGTTCCTTTAGTAGGATGCTCATGATAAGGCCCATAATATGGGATACCTTTTACTAATCCACCATCAGGTTTTATGTAAATATTTTGAATGTTAGCTGTAAATTTATTAAGATCTTTATGAATATCAGAATCTACTTTTGAAATTCTTCTGGATACTTTAGTAATTTTTTTAGGATCGTTTATTCCACTTCCAGTTATTAAACAAGTGTTATTATCAAAAACATCTGTCACGACAAATAATTTATTTGATGCACGTTCAAATGTAGCAGTTATTTTATCTCCCCACTGAGTCTCTTCGGATAAAGATTCATGAGTTGTAATTTTATCACCAATTCTAAGAATGTTAGTATCTTGAGTCACTAACTTAAAAGTATTGTTAACTGCATCTACAATTGATAGTGATTTTACAACATAACTTTGAGCTGTATTAAATAACCAATTATTTTCTTTTATATTTTGTCCAACTTGTCCAAGATTTTTTATCTTAACTTTTGATCCAATTTTTTGATTGTTTACATTTGGAGAGATAGTTATATTGTTAAGAACTCCACGAATTTTTACTTGTATGCCATTGTCAGTCAATCCATCTGATGCATATGCAAAAGTATTTTGATCAATTGCAGTGTTATCAGCGATTGATGTCGTAATACCTGTGGTATTGATACCTAAAAATTGATTTATCGTTTTATTTGAATACGTGCAAACACCAGAAGTTCCATTTTCATATAAAAATGATAAAGTTCCTGAATTAGGAAATCCTAATGTAGAATCAACATCAATATATGTTTGAGCAACACCGACTTGACCAATTATTTTTGTTTTAGAGTGAATTGAAAAATTACCATAAAGTAAATTTGTTGATCCATCTGGATTTGTTGGTTCTGCATCTAAACTAATCTTATAAAATGTGTTTGTATTGATTCCAACTGATACCTTTTGAACATCTCCTACAGGTGCATAAGCTCTTGAAATATTTTCAAAATTATCTTGAAATAAAGTTTTATTTTTAAGTAATTCTGGATCTCCTAAAATTGATTCAACAACAAAATCTCGTGTTTTTTGGAAAATTGCGTTGGAGGGTGATATTACATCATCGATTGGACGAATAATATCTACTTTTTCTGCATAAAGAGCTCCAAACAATATATTAAAGGACTCATCTGTACCTCTTCTTGAATAAAAATCTTTTGATTGACGAATAAATTGTGGTTTGTTGATTTTTTCGCTTAAATCTTTTTGAAAACCATATAAAAATTGATTTTTTGTCTTTTTAAGAAATTCATCAAGAAATAAAACACTTAAATTTTCAACTATGGTGTTATTTTCATGATTTTGAGCAGTAGAAGTTGAAAAAACAAGATCTTCTGGATCACTCGGATTACGGAATGATGTAATTCCACTAAAACCTCTTTTACAATTAACAAAACTTACATCTGTCTTACTTTCATACGTAATTATCTCATCATTTATTTTTATGAGTCCATAATTGTCAGGAAATCCTGTTGTGTTCGATACAAAAATAGTGGATGTTGTTATTCCAGCAGCCGCAGTTGTATTTGTTGATTTTATTAAATTTCCACACTCACTTAACTTAACATATGAATCTATATTTTGAATTAAATCGACTGGGCCACCTTTATACTCTTGACCTTTGTAATATTGAGACAGAAAATTTCCAACCAAAGGAAAATCCTCTTTTACATAAGAGGGTAATTGATTTTTAACAATTTGATTTAACTGAACTCTCTTTTCGGACATCTTTTACCGTATGATGTTTCCATTTTTGTAACTTGTTGTTACGGTATATGTTGATCCTGATGGATCAGCACCAGAACTGATTTCATCAACAACCATATCAACAAAACTACTATCTAATTGTAAGTAAAGATCTTGCAATCCAATAATATCATTTGATTCGGGAGTGGCTGATATCTCCAGAATGTCAACATTGTCTTTTGTTTTACCTGATACTATATTTATGGGGTCTAAGGTGATGCGTCCTTTCTTATAATCGATTACACCAACATTTCTCCTTTGAATCACGGGAGTTGAAGATCCCTCATCTAAAGAGAATAATGATATTTGTCCTTTCTCAGCAGTTGAATCAGGGACATCATACAAATATACATCAGTATTGATATTTAAAACACGAAAAGCACTTGAGCGAATGTTAAATCCATTCATTGATTTCACATGAAACTCATTTCCAAAACCTATCGCATACTCAGCAACTTCAGATGTAGCTAATCGAAGATCTCTTCTCATTTCTACAGTTGTGATATTTGATGTAACTGATTCATGACTTGAATCGATTACTTTTAAGAAGCGACTATATTTAAATCTTGCTCCATATTTGTTTAATTCTGATGATTCAGCGTATGATGTTAAATCTCTCTGCACTTTTGTTGATACAAAAGATGCACTTGGTGCTAAATTCGTATTATAATAGACTTTACTATTCGTTTCAATAAACAAATACTTTAAATCTAGTATTTCTGGCACAATTCCAGCAACAGAATATCTTCTTAAGTCTCTTTTAATATTTTCTTTTATTAAATTTGGTACAAAATCACCATTTCGAGGTTTTATACTTATAAAAACTTTTCCATATTGTGGAGGTATAAGTTCTTCACCTCCAAATACCGAAATTGACTCTGTTTCTGGATAAATTTTGTTTGGAATTAATATTTCATAATCACTCGCACTCAAAGCTCTATTTTGAGTCGTATAAACTTGTGGTGCGTACTTACGAATTGAATCAATACTTTCAATACTTTCACCACCACTTGAAGGTAATACAGATGAAATCAAAGAAATGCCACTTGTAACAAATATTTCAACTGAATTTCTCACATAAGACACACTTCCTGAGAAGGTAAAACTATTAACACCATTTCCATCAGATCCATTTGTCACAATATACGTCATTTCGATAATATTCCCATCTACAAGTGCTTTTCCAAACACTCCATCACCAAAAATTACCTCGTATTGCTCACTTTC